GAGCTAAACTTGATAAAAGATGCATTTATTGATTACGAAATAGCTGAGTGGAATGGACTAAAGCACGAGCCTATCCCAACTTCAGATGAGTGGTTGTATCTCGTTCAGTATTCTGCTGGCGCTGAAGGTTGGAACTGTATCGAGACGGATGCAATACTGTTTTTTAGTCAGTCGTATAGTTACAGAATGACTGTTCAGGCGGCAGGACGCATAGATCGTCTTAATACGAATTTCAAAGATTTATATTACTACACGCTTCGCTCTTCTGCTCCTATAGATTTGGCTATTAAGCGTGCGCTCGATATGAAGAAGGATTTTAATGTTAAATCATTCGTTAAACGTTGATATCCTATCCTTTTTATTCGTAGGAAAAACATATCCTATAATAGAAGGGAATAGAATATGTCCCTATCATTTTTATAATTTATAGGAGGTCTTATGAAGAAAGAATCCGATTTTCAGAAAGATCTCAAGAAGGAAATTAAAGATCGATTTCCAGGCTGCATGGTTTTGAAGAATGATCCAACTTGCGTCCAAGGAATTCCAGACCTTTTAATTTTATACAATGATAAGTGGGCGGCTTTAGAGGTTAAACGTTCGGCGAATGCTAGTCATCAAAGCAACCAGGATTACTATGTTGAGAAGATGAACTCCATGTCTTTCTCTTCATTTATATTTCCTGAAAATAAGGAGGAGGTCTTAGATGCGATGGCACGATCATTCGGCGATACTTGAAGGCAGTCATGCTCCGTTTGCTCCAAGCAGCTATTTTTGGCTTAATTATGATGGAGACAAAGCTTTAAAATATTATATTTCTCTTATGGCAAAAAAGAGAGGAACTGAGTTTCATGATTATGCCAAAACAGCAATTGAATTAAAGATGCCGCAAAAGATGGTACGAGGAGACGATGTTAGAAGCACCGTTGCTCGTTACATTAACGATTCTATTAAATTTAATATGGATCCAGAGCAGAAGTTGGTTTATAGCCCGAGGTTTTTTGGAACTGCCGATTCTATTTTATGTGACGAAGATAAATGCATAATCAGGATTCACGATTTAAAGACAGGCGTTACTCCGGCAAAGTTGGACCAGCTTCTAATTTATGATGCTCTGTGCTGTTTGGAATATGACTTTAATCCAAACGATTTTGAACATACTGTTTGTATCTATCAGGGCAATGATATTATTGGCGATAATCCTACAGGCGAAATGATTCGTCCCATTATGGATAAAATTGTTACGTTCGATCAAATAATAGAAAACTATTTGGAGGAAGTAGATTAATATGGGCGACTATTATATTTCGCATTCAGGCGTAGCGCATGATGAGAACCCACCAGGACGAGGATCAGGAAGATATGGTTTTGGAACCGGTGAGCATCCTAATCAGCGCGAACCATTCTCCTCACCAATGATAGAGGCGATGCGTAAAGATGGAGCTAGCAACAAAGACATTGCCAACTTCTTAAAAGATGCTGGATTTAATGATGTCGAGATTTATAAGAAGCTTCATAAGTTAGGTTGGAAAGACACTGATATTGCCGAGTCTCTCGGAATGAAGACCACCAAACTTAGAGCTAAGATCAGCATTAATAAGTATGAAGAAGTTGCAAACAATACTGCGGCAGCGCTCTCTATGCACGATCAGGGTCTTAGCAACATGGAGATTGCTCGAAGGTTGGGAGTGACTGAAGGAACTGTTCGAAACTACCTGAATCCAGCTGTAGGTAAGCGTAACGATGTTCTTAAAGATACTGCTGATACTCTTAAGGACCTGGTTTCTGAAAAGAAATACATTGATATTGGTCCTGGTGCTGACCTTGCACTTGGAGTAACAAGCACGAAACTTGGAGTTGCCGTAGCTATGTTGGAAGAGCAGGGTTATAAGAAGTTCTATGTTTATGAGGAACAGCTTGGAACAGGAAAGAAGACAACTATCACTGTTCTTGCCCCTCCTGGAACAACTTATCCTGAGCTTATGCAGAACAGAGGTCAGATAAAGTCAATTGAGAACTATGTTCAAGAAGGTAACGAATTAAAGACAAGGTTGGGAATTGAACCTCCAACTTCAGTTGACTCTTCAAGAATTGCTGTAAGATGGGGAGACGAAGGCGGTAAAGATAGAGACGGAACCATAGAAATTAGACGAGGAGTTGAGGACCTGAGCCTTGGCTCCTCTTCTTATGCCCAAGTTCGAATAGGCGTTGACGGAACACACTATTTAAAGGGCATGGCTATTTATGGAGACGATAAGGAGTTTCCTCCAGGATGCGACATCATCTTTAATACTAACAAAAAAGAAGGAACGCCCTTAATGTCGGATGATCCTGATGCTAAGCAGGTGTTTAAACCAATGAAAGATGACGCCGATAATCCATTTGGCGCATCAATAAAGATTAAAGATGGAGTTGTTGTAGGTCAGAGACACTACATAGACAAAGATGGAAACGACAAACTGTCTCCTGTAAATATCATTCGTGAAGAAGGAGATTGGTCCGAATGGTCGAAGACGTTGGCGTCTCAGATGCTTTCTAAACAGCCAATTTCAACTGCAAATAAGCAGCTTAAACTTGCGCTTGATACGAGAAAGGAAGAGTATGATGACATTATGTCATTAACCAATCCTACTGTAAGAAAGAAGTTGCTTTCTGAGTTTGCAGAAAGTTGCGATTCAGCAGCGGTCCATCTTAAAGCCGCGGCTCTTCCTGGTCAGCAGAATTATGTCATCCTTCCTGTTCCTTCAATGAAAGATACTGAGATTTATGCTCCTAAATACGATAATGGAACACAGGTTGTTTGTATTCGTTATCCGCATGCCGGAACATTCGAGATTCCATCTTTAACGGTTAATAATAACCAAAAAGAGGCTAAGTCTTTTATGTATAACGCTAAAGATGCGGTTGGTATTAATCCTAAAGTTGCAGAGCAGTTATCAGGAGCTGACTTTGATGGCGATACAGTTCTTGTAATACCCACAGTTAGACCTGATGGAACTAGGATTTCCAACATTAAGACATCTAAAGCGATTAAGGAGCTTGTCGATTTCGATCCTAAGGAAGCCTATCCTGGTTATCCTGGTATGAAAAAGATGAGCGACCACACAAAACAGGTTCAGATGGGTGTTGTGTCCAACCTTATCACTGATATGACTATTGGTGGTGCGACAACTGAAGAACTTGTTAGAGCAGTCAAGCATTCAATGGTAGTTATTGATGCGCAGAAGCATAAGTTGAACTACAAGCAGTCTGAGATTGACAATAACATTGATGAACTTAGGCGTAAATACCAGGCTAAGGAAGATGGAAAGTATGGCGGTGCTAGCACAATTGTAAGCAGAGCTAGCGCAGAGGCCCGTACCTCCGTACGTAAGAGGAACTGGAAACCCGACCCCGAGACCGGTGAGTGGGTGTACACAGACAAGCCTGAATACATTACAACTAAGAAGACTTTGAAAGATGGAACTGTCAAAGAAGAGACTAGAGAAAAGTTGATGAAGACCACCCAGATGGCTATCACCAAGGATGCCCGGGAGCTAATGAGCGGTCCTAATCATGAAGGTCAGCCTATAGAGAGAGCATATGCTAATTATGCTAACGAATTGAAGGCTCTTGCTAACAAAGCAAGGAAGGAATCAGTCAATACTCCATTACTACAGACCGACCCTGCGGCTAAGAAGCTGTACGCTGAAGAAGTCGCGTCTCTAGAGCTAAAGTTGAGAACAGCTAAGGCCAATGCACCACGAGAAAGACAGGCACAGTTACTGGCAAACGAGATTATGCGAGCAAAAAGGAAGGAAGATCCTAACCTTGATGCAGAGCATGAGAAGAAGCAGAAGTCTTTAGCGCTTGCTAATGCACGAGAAATAGTTGGCGCTAAGAAAGAAAAGATTGTCATTTCAGATAAAGAGTGGAAAGCCATACAAGCAGGAGCAATTAGTGATAATAAATTGCTGTCAATACTTAATAATGCTGATACAAAGCAGATTAAGCAGCTTGCAATGCCAAGAAACTCAAATGAATTAGCATCATCTAAACAAAGTTTAATCAAAACCATGAGCGCATCTGGTTATTCTATTGCCGAAATAGCGGAACGACTTGATGTATCAAGTTCTACTGTTAGCAAATACATTTAAGGAGGTACGATGGTTACTAAGGAATGCATGCTCACCACTGTAGATAACCCATACGACCCCTTCACCCAGTTCGATGAATGGTATGAATTCGATCGTTTAAAGGGCTATGATACTTGTGGTTACTTAGCAAGAATAGCAAGAACTTCTAGTAATTTAAGTGACGAATTAAATACGCTTGCGATTAATGATGCAA